AAGACAAAAACTTTCTTGGCCGATAGTAATATAGATGTACCATATGTCATATCAGATAATAATATAGATGTTTCTACTATGTCGATATCTGTATTCCCTAACGGAAACACAAGCGAGTCTAATAATTATTTCAATATAAAAGAAGTTGCGACGATTACCGATCAATCTCGTGTTTATATCGTACGCGAAGCAATGAATGGTTTTTATGAAGTCTTGTTCGGTGACGGTAATGTGCTTGGTCAGCGACCACAAGCAGGTAATATAATTTCAATCGAGTATATCTCTACCTCTGGGGTAGAGGGAAATGGTGGTTCTGAATTCAACCTGAATGAATATACGGGAGAAGACTACTCAACTAATATATCTTTGGTATCTGCATCAGCGGGAGGTTCTTCCCGTGAGTCTATTTCTCAGATCAAGATGAACGCGCCTCTGGCATTCTCTGCACAAAACCGTTTGGTTACTGCTGACGATTACACTGGTATGATCATGAGTAAGTATGGTAGTTATTTAAGAGATGTTTCAACATGGGGTGGTAATGATAACATACCCCCACAATATGGTAAAGTTTTTGTTAGTTTAAATTTCGCTGACGGTATAAACGAAGAATCCAAAACTACAATAGAGAACTTGATACGTAGTCAGTTGACATCCAACTTATCTATTATGTCTATAGATACAGAATTTGTCAATCCCGAAATTACATATTTGGAACTGATTACTAGATTCAATGTTGATCCAGTCAAGAATATTTCTGCCTCACAATTAGAGGTTGCGGTCGAATCTATTATTACTGAATATACAAATTTGACATTGAGTTCATTTGATTCATCATTCAGACGATCTAATCTATTAACTCTGATAGACAATCACTCCAACGCAATCCTAAACTCTAAGATGGAAGTCAAAGTTCAACAACGATTGGACATCGATTCTATAGTTACTGATTTAAATGTTGCTAGAAAAGCACTAGATCCTCAGTCAGAAGACTTGACTTTTTTGGAAAAAGACTTTACAATAAACTACCCAGTCGTTATCGCTTCGCCAGATAAAGACGATCATATTATTCAGTCGTCTATGTTTAAGTGGTATGATAAAAACGTATTCGTTAGAAATGAACTGGGGTCTACTCGATTACAATTGTTCGATGTCAACGGAGATGTCAAATTAAGCAATGCGGGTTTCTATGATGCAGCGAAAGGTACAGTGAATCTCAGAGCCCTTCGTATTGATGTTGATGGTTACTTGAGCAGCGGATTAAAGATATCTGCAACTCCAGCAAACCAGAGTACAATATCCCCGTTGAGGAACTACATCATAAAACTAGACTCAAGTGGATCTACAGTAATTGGTAATACAGAGCAAGGGTCTACTAAGGTCTTATTATAATGTCCGAATTTCTAGAGAATCAATATAGGATTAATCCTAAATTCCACCAGAATCAAGTAAAGAGTATTCTACCTGAGTTTTATCAGACAGAATATCCTAAACTAGTTTCTTTTCTAGAGACTTATTATAAATATACGGGTGAAGACGGATCTATTTCTTTTGACGAACAAATTCAAAGACTGTTCAACATAAGAAACATTGCATCAACAGATCTGCGATATTTGGATCTATTAATTGCTGAGCTCAGCGATGGATTAGAATCTGCTTCGTTCTATAAGAATCCGCGATTAATGACAAGATTACTTGCGGACTTATATCGAGCAAAAGGAACACAAATATCAACCGAACAGTTTTTCAAGGCATTCTTCAATGAAGACGTTGAGGTGTCTTATCCTAAGAGAGACATCTTTATTCTGAATGATAAACCTGGCGGTTCATTGATTGGACCTCAGTCACTACACTACATTCAAGACGATAGACGATATCAAATATTCTCAGTTCTTTTGAGAACAGGTCTATCGTTATTAGATTTTGAAACATTATATAAAAAACTGGTACATCCAGCAGGATTCTATCTTGCAGTGGAGACCGTCACTCAGAGTTCTGCTGAGGTTGGTCTTGAAGCGGGAGAAGTTACAGATCCTCTAGAAGTACCTAACTATGCTATCGAACTCCAGACTAGACAGATGGGTTCACATGTACAAGCAAGATATTCTCTACTTACTATGGAAGAGAATGACGATATTGATAAACGAACTCAGGATCAGAAAGACACTGCTACAGGTATTGTCGTGAGTTCTTTAGAAACACTAGACAAATATGATGACATTTCTTTACAGCAGTTGGTAGATGATTTCACCACAGTCGCAGAATGGGCAGGCGTGAAATCCCCAACATTGGATGATGAAGGTTTAGACCTATCTCAAGATTATGAAACTTTAGACGCATCAGACCACTAATAACGGAATCCAAAATGACAAGAAGAATTCTAGACACAGGCGGAGCTGCCAACGACGGAAAGGGAGATACTCTCCGTGAAGCCAGTGAAAAAATTAATGCAAACTTCCAAGAACTTTATGATCTAACCACGCTGTCAGGTGATGGTGATATTTCTATAGGAGATCTTAGTGATATCGTTGACAGCTCTGTAAGCAAAGCAATCGGAAGTGCAGACCTAAGTGATGCTATTGGTAATAGTGCTACCGTAAATGCTTTAGGCACACGGGTAACTCAGAACGAAGGATTGATCAGTACACTTGATCAACAAATTTCTGACATCAACACACTAATTGACAATACTGATATTGGTGAGAAAGGTCCGCAAGGTGATCCAGGCCCGATAGGTCCACAAGGACCTCTAGGATGGCAGGGTACTGTTGGACCTATAGGACCACAAGGTAATGTTGGTGCTCAGGGTTTCCAAGGTGTTCAGGGTAACGTTGGTGAACTAGGACCCCAAGGAGAGCAGGGTGCTCAAGGTGAGCAAGGTGTCCAAGGTAATGTCGGTGAACTAGGACCACAAGGAGAACGGGGCGCACAAGGAGAACAAGGTGTCCAAGGTAACGTTGGTGAACTGGGTGCACAAGGAGAACGAGGTGCTCAGGGTTTCCAAGGCGTTCAAGGTAACGTCGGTGAACTAGGTCCTCAAGGAGAGCGGGGTGCTCAAGGAGAACAAGGTGTTCAGGGTAACGTTGGACCATTGGGTGCTCAGGGTATTCAGGGTTCTCAAGGTGAGCAAGGTGTCCAAGGTAATGTCGGTGAACTGGGTGCTCAAGGGGAACAAGGAGCACAAGGAGAACAAGGTGTTCAAGGAAACGTTGGACCATTAGGTGCACAAGGTCAGCAAGGCGCACAAGGGGAACAAGGTGTCCAAGGTAACGTTGGTCCATTGGGTCCTCAAGGTGAGGCCGGCGCACAAGGTGAACAAGGTGTCCAAGGTAATGTTGGTCCATTAGGTGCTCAGGGCATTCAGGGTTCTCAAGGTGAACAAGGTGTTCAAGGAAACGTTGGACCTCTAGGACCACAGGGTGGACAAGGTGCTATAGGTGAACAAGGTGTCCAAGGTAATGTTGGTCCATTAGGTGCTCAGGGTGATCGGGGACCACAGGGCTTCCAAGGTATTCAAGGTAATGTTGGTCTATTGGGTCCTCAAGGTTCGCCGGGTACGGTTGGTCCACAGGGTGTTCAAGGTAATGTCGGTGAGATAGGAGCACAAGGAGAAGCTGGTGCTCAAGGGTCTACTGGACTTCAAGGTAACGTCGGTCCATTGGGTGGACAGGGTGTTCAAGGATCACAGGGTACTGTCGGTGTTCAAGGTAATGTCGGTGTTCGTGGTGCACAAGGTGAAGATGGACCACAAGGTTCTACCGGCGTACAGGGTGAAGTAGGAGATAAAGGTGCTCAGGGTGAAGCGGGCCCACAGGGATCTGCTGGTATTCAGGGCAACGTCGGAGACAAAGGTTCTCAAGGCGATAAGGGAGAACAAGGAGAGCAGGGTCTACAAGGAAACGTTGGTGATAAAGGTGTCCAAGGTAGTCAAGGTTTTCAAGGTTCTGTTGGCGTTCAAGGTAACGTTGGTGATAAAGGTGCTCAGGGAGACACTGGTGCACAGGGTCTAGTTGGTCCTCAAGGTGCAGTCGGAGACACTGGTGCACAAGGTGAAACTGGAGCCACAGGAGAAAAAGGTGCAACTGGTGAAACTGGAGCGCAGGGTGGTCAAGGTCTTACTGGTGATCCAGGCCCTAAAGGTCCAGCAGGAACTACGCCAGGCCCAGTAGGTCCACAAGGATTGCCTGGCGATGCGGGTCCTCAAGGACCAGCAGGTACAACCCCAGGCCCGATAGGTCCACAAGGTGCTACAGGTGACGCAGGTCCACAAGGTGCTGAAGGTGATACTGGTGCACAAGGTGAAACTGGCGCACAGGGTATTGTAGGACCGCAAGGTACAGTTGGTTCTCAGGGTAGTGCGGGTGCACAGGGTCAAGCTGGTGCACAGGGTGCTGTAGGTTTCCAAGGTGCACAGGGTCTAGTAGGTAATCAAGGTGCTGTAGGTGATCAGGGTGCTCAAGGTGATACTGGTGCGCAGGGTAATGCGGGTGCACAGGGTCTAGTTGG